GCTACTTGTGAGTGCTGCAATACCAAGCACTTCTTGCCCGTAGACTTCGCCACCGAAGACATTTACAAGAGATACATCGGTCGCTACACAGCAGATGGGACTTTAATCACGAATGACCCAGAACAGATGAAAGCTTTTGTAGGCAACACAGTCATGGTGCGTTCTCCCATTACCTGCACCGCTAAAACTGGTATATGCAGGAAATGCTACGGCGACCTGTGGAAATTCAACGTCGAATACAACATCGGCATTATTTCTGTCTTGTTGCTGACCAATCAGCTTACACAGATGCTGTTGTCCTCTAAGCATCTTCTTATGGCTAAGACCGAGAAGATTGATTGGAGTCCTGATTTCGAGCGAGCCTTTAGCATCGACAAGAATGAGGTTTACCCGAATCTGGAAACAACTAAGATTGCAATCAGCGTTGCAGATGTTTATGAAGACGATGAAGGCGATCTGTTCACTAACAGATTTACGGCAAAGGTGGCCAACAAAAGAGTGGTTATTACCACGCCAAAGAAAATGTTTCTGAACAAGGAAGACGCCAAGAAATTCGAAACGGAACCCAAAGAAGTGCAGCTCTATGTTGACAATAGTGAGAGCTGCTTCTTCATGAAGACAAGGAATATCGAGCTTGGAAGTACACTAGCCGCTTTGATAGACCTTCTTCAGAAGCCCAGTCACGGCGGATTTGACAACGATTGGGTGGCAATAGCTAATAGCTTCATTGGCAAAGTCAGTGAAAGCAGTCTTAAGCTAATGGCCGTCCACGCCGAAGTCATTCTCAGGTGTCTGGTGAAATCTGTAGAAACGGGTAAGTTCCCTGATTGGTCTCAGGACGAAGCTCCGGCAGTATTTGTAGATTACGTCTCTAACGCGATCATCAACTCTGAAGAGCTTAGCACGTCTTTAAGCTTCGAGCAGATCAAGAAACAGCTCAACAACGTAAAGACGTACGAAAAGACTAAAGCAGGTATCTACGATCCGTTGTTTGTTTAAGGAATTAAAATGGCTAAGAACGTTAAGCACTATTACAAACAAAATGAAGACAAACTCGGCAAGGCTATTGATGACTCTGCTACCAGTCTCTCTAACGTAGTTGGAGGACTGGTTGGCGGTCTCTTCTCAGCTGCTGCCGATTCCATTAAAGAATGCTTATTCAAGGAAGACGAAAATGAACAATGAAAAAGAATTCACTGTAGCGAATGAAGACGTAAAACTCTCTCAGACGCTTCCAGAAGAAATCCAGAAAGATATTGCTGCTGAAAAGAAAGATGACAGAAGCAAACAATAATCAAAATTCAGGGGCCGTTTCTTCGGCTCCTTCTTTTTTAGGCAAAACTGTAGTAGTGCGTAATACCAGAATTGATCTGGTGAATGTCTCACGATCTGATGTTGCAGCAATCAGTAAGTATTTGACAGTGTACGATAGCTACTCCAAGTTCCCTAGAGTCTTGTGGCGAGCCGTGATTGAACGCCAAGATAAGAACAACAACTATGTGGCTTCGGTACCTCGCTTTATTCCTAAAGGTCTTTTCATGGATAGCATCCGTGATGGATTTAATCTTGTCCGTGATAACTCTGACGCTATTGATCCGGGCCAGAATCTTCAAGTGAATTTCAACGGAGTAGCTAGGAGAGACCTTCAGAATCGAGCAATCTCTTACATGTTCGATAATGACTGGAAATTCAGAGCGCCTATCAGAATTTTAGATCTTCCGGTTGGCGAAGGAAAGACCTTCTTGGCCTTGTTTGCTATGTCCGTCCTGAAGAGAAAACCTTTGATCATTGTTCACAAGGTTCCAATGATTGATACTCCGTGGAAGAAAGACATCCTCAAATTCACGGATATTCAGGCTGACGAAATTGGAGTCATCCAAGGCGAAGAGTCTATCACCAAGATCCTAAAGAATCCGGGTAGGTATAAAGCATTTATTGCAGTTCACCGAACTCTCGAAAACTATCTTAACCATAATGGCGCTTATGAGTCCTTCAGAGGGTTGGTAGCCACTCTTGGAATTGGGTTTACAATCATTGATGAAGCCCACAAAGAGTTGCTTAGCTCGTTCTTCATTTCTATGTACAATCCGTCTCCGTTCGTGTTATACATTACTGCTACGCTCGGAAGAACAGATTACCAAGAAGCTAAGGTCTTTAACGTGTTGCTGCCTATCGAACAGAGCTTTGCATCTAATAATTATGTCGAAGCTAGGAAGTTCGTGACTTACTGTCCGAGGACATTTGCTAGCCACCCGTCTGAAAAATGGGTGCGAACTATGTCCAATGCGACAGGCGTAAAGATGAATCTATACTGTAATTATCTTTGCGAAGATGAAGAAGCTCTCGTTAGCCTCTATACGGGTATCACCACAGCCATCACAGATATCCTTAAGGCCGACGCTAACGCTAAGATTGCGATTCTGCTCGGAACCCTTGAATTGGTTCAAAAGATCCGTGATGGGCTGGTCGAAGACTTTGGAGACGACAAAATAGGTAACTTCACGAGTCTTATTCCGGTCAAACAGCGTATCAAAGAGCTAGAAAAGCAGATCATTGTATCTACAGAAAAGAGTATGGACTCTGCCTTGGATACTGAAGTGAGCGCAATCATCATGTGCGTTCCGGTGACAAGCGAAGTTCAGCTCACGCAAATTATCGGTCGTATTCGTTACAAGGAAGATAAACCAAACCGCAAGTACCTTGTATACGATGTGTTCGATACAGCCTTCAAAAAGACACTCAACAACTTCAAGGAGCGTTCTAGAATCATCAGAAGAAATATCTGCCTTGATGTTGCCTAATATTCGGGAAGCGTTGCTTCCCGATTTTCAACACTTTATTGAACAATCATAAGGTGAACTATGTTTTTAGATTCTAAAGCTCCTTTGTCCTTTGAAGAAAGGATGGTAAAATTCAAAGCAGACGTAAGCATTGCTTCTTTTTTGAGCAATGTCTGCGACAGACTTGCAAGTAATGGTTCTGATATTATTCCTCCGCAACAGCCTATCGGCAATGCCCAACCTTCTCCGGAGAATACGGCCCGAGAAAAGCTTGAGCAACATTGGCGCGACGTAGTCAGCAACGCTTCTAAGCTTTTAGCGGAAAACGAAAATCTTAAGGACAAGTATCAGAAGAAAGCTGTTGAAGAGCAAATTAACAAGGCGCAATCCGACCAAGAATTCACCAAGGAAAACTCTGAAGCTATTACGGAGGTTGACCAGAAGGTTCCGGATGGTGCTATCGTCCATATCGACCCGTACATTCTGCAAATCAAGGGTAGCAAGATGGACTACAGCCGTGTCCTGTCTACCATGATGTCGGAGTACTTGCTTCCTAAATTTACTTTGATCACTAACGGAAAGGTTAAAGAATCTGGCCTTGAGAATTGGGAAGAAGCCTTCTGGAAAGCAGCTTCTAATTCTGGTCAGAAACCCGAAACCTCCGATACGGACTTTCCGGTTGATGCAGACCTTTGGAACAGCTGTCGCGAAATCTTTGGTCTGGAAGGATCCACGGAGATTCGACGTACGGTTGAACCTTTGGAAAGCTTTAATGAAAAGATTCACAAGTACGCTAACGCTGTCATCAGCAAGCTAACCATGACTCTCGTAGACGTGACTTCTGCCGAACCTAAGTCTAAACCGGGAGCTCTTGAAGTCCAAGGTAATAACCTTAAGCGGTATCTAGAGTTTAGCGTCGAAGTCGAACAGATCTATCAGCTGCTTATCAAGCTGTGCATTGACAAGTACAATGTGTCTAGTACAGTTGTCCGTGGAGTAGTCATGTACTACCAACAGACACAAAACAACAATACAACGAAGTCTAAAGAAGAGATAGCCTCTGAAATGGCGGCTCTTCAGTTCTAAGAATAAATCCGATATCCCTAAGGATATCGGATAAATTTTAGAAGTCGAAAATGTGGGAGAAGTCCTGAACGTTATCGGATGTCGGGTTGTTCGGAGCGCCCTGATTATTAGCGGCAGCTGCAGCATTGGCATCTTTAGCTCTTTCTTCAGAATCCTTGGGAGTGCCAACTCTCGCTTCTTCGGCCTTTGCAGAATCGAACTTAAAGCAATTCATGACTTCTTTGACATAGCTAATTACGTTCGAAGTACAACGCTGTGCGGCTGTATCCACTCTGACAATCATCTTGATGTAGAGAGTATACAGATAACGACAGTCTGCCATAGCTTCACGAATGGCCGAAACCTTTTCAGAATCCTTGGACGCGTAAGCCTGATTGAAAGCCGATGAAAGCGTACGGCCCATAGCGTCAACTAGGCGCTTAGAACGGTCGATTGCCTGAATCACAGAATTAGCTTGGCGCTCAATATTGCCATTAGTAACGGTTCTGAACATGTTCCAAGCAGTATTCAGATTCGGACCTTCGTTGAAAGTCTTGGTTGCCCCAATAGCGCGAGCAGCGCCTTCCAGCATATCAAGCAATTCGCGGAATTGCTTATCTTCTTCAGTGAATTCCTTGATAGTATAGATCTTGTCAGCAGAAGCATGAGAGTTCATTAGAGTTTCTGTAGATGAACCGGATCTTGCAGCCGTATCAGCACCAGCTGTTTTAGCATTTTCGACACGAGCTTCGGTCTTAGCGGCTAATTTCTTTTTTACAGTTTCGCTGAATCTGCCCCAGAAGCCTTGCCCAATCGAAGTAACGACAGACGTACAGAGGTCAATAAGCTTCTTGCCCTTTCCGGGCATTTTGTTAGCTTCGGCTTGCTGAGTTTCTGCGGCAGTATTTGTACCACAGAGAATTTCATCAAAGTTCATCGGCCCAAATTCAATTTTCTTGAAGGCTTCTACTCGTTCAGGATCGGCAGTTCTACGGTTCTGGGTTTCGACCTGATTCTTGAGCTTAGATTCAAGTCCGAGCTTAGCCGCCCAGTTAGAAACTCTAAGCACAAAGTTATGAATTCGGCCCGGCACAGTCTGAATGTACGCCGTAATCTTGGATGCGACTGCCTTCAGAAGCTCCATGAGTTTTCGTACAACAGTCTGGACTTTACTCCAGAAGGTAGCGTCACCTGCGGCTTCGAGACCAAGATGATAATTTCGGAATTCAATCGTTAGTAAAGTGCAATCTGCTTTGAATTCTTCTTCGCGCAAGCTAATGATAGACTGAAGGCATTCTGCATAAGAAGCTCTTTCGCCATTAGTCGCCATAGAAGAAACTTTAGAAGGATTAAGGATATCGATATACATATAATACCTTTGTTAAACAATAAAAAGTTGCATATGCCTTTTAAGCATATGCAACAAATGGAGATTTTTACATCTTCATGAAAGCCGCGAAGTCAGGATCGTTGGACACGGAACCGAAGTACACGCCAGGAAACATCTTTTGAGATTCTTTCTTAGCTTTTTCGATATATTTGTTCTTAATAGAATTCTGTTTCTGCTTAGCCGGATCTTTAATCGGATCAGTCTTTCCGCCTTCAGATTCTTTCGGCTTCTGTTCGCCATTTGGTGCTTTGCCATTCTTGTTGGCACCAGACACATAGCACTTAATAGCAGCGTTAAGCATCTTAGCGGTATTCAGAGCGCAAGTAGCATAAAGCTTTGCGAAGAATCCATCGGCAAGAATGATAACAGACGTAATCTGGTTAACAGCTTTCAATCCTGCGATCAAAGCCTTTGCACCATCTTCATCGTCATCCTTTTCAAAGTTGTCAAATGCTTTGCTTGCATTCTTGTGGAAGCGATCAAGGTATTCAATAAAACGACCAGAGCGCTTAGATATTTTTTCATAAGCCTTAGCCATCTTATCATTCTTAACGCTTTCGAACCATTCGCCGATCTTTGCTTCGCTTACTTCGTAGCTCTTGGAACGGTCAGCATCAATGATATCCGAAACAGCGTTCTGAACCGCAGGAAGGATGTCTTCATTTATGATTTCCTTAACTGTAGTGGAATCTTCGTCAGCTGCATTGGCAGCAGCCAATCCTTCAAGAACCTTTTTGGTGATTTCTGCATCATAAGATTCCATGCCGCATACAGACCTGATAAACTTCTTAGCGTCATCAGCTCCGGTTCCGAGCTTCTCGGACATTCTTTCGGTACCGGCCTTAGTATCGCCAGTTCCAAGAGTTTCATTGACTTTTGCAATGGCTTCGTCAATGATATCCGGATCCTGAATACCCCAGTCAGTATTCTTGAAATCTTCAGCTGCTTCTGCATCAAGATGAACAATGTTCTTCTTGATATTGTCGCGAAGATTTTTAACTCGACCTTCAATGCCGCGCTTCACCCAGAGAGTATAGATCTTTTTGCAGATTGCGACAAGCTTAGACGGAAGGGCAGCAAGCCAAGCTACAACTTTGGAAAGAAGGCGCTTTACGGCTTCCCAGACTTTCTTAAAGAAAGCCTTAATCTTCGGCCACCATTCGGAGACAGCTTCAGATCCAAGGGTATGCTTAGAAAATTCAGAAGTAATAGCAAAGACTTCAGAATCCTGAACAGCGCTGTTTACTTCGATGGAATCTAACAAGATTTCGTGGTACGAAATAGAAGATTCTGTTTGATTAGATCTAGCAAGAATATTGTCAAGATACATTGTAAACCTCTATAAAAAGACCCAGACAGACGAATCTGTCTGGGTAAATTTATATTCTCAGAAAATGAGAAATTACTGCTGCTGACCTGCCGGAGCTTCAGTAGCCTTCTTCTTAGACACAGAAGCGAGAATAGCACTTGTCAAGCGAGCGCCGAGCAAAAGGTCATGAGAGAGCCAACGGGTCTTGCGAGCAGTGTTAGCTGCACAGACGGAAAGAGACCAGCGGTAGTTCTTGGCAGCCGTGATAGCAGCCTTAACCTTTTCTTCGTTTTCGTCCTTGACTGCACGTTCGTATGCAGACATGGCGAGACGATATTCCTTTGCAACGTCGCGTGTGGCGTCTTCTTCTGCCTTGCTGATCTTAGCAGCTTCGGAAGCGTACTTCTTGTTCTTGATATAGGCTGCATACTTCGTAACGAATTCAACAGCTTTGTTGATTCCGTTAAAGCCCTTGCCGGTAGCAAAGTACTTTTCTTTCTGCATTTTGCCTTCAGCGTCGGAGACTGCTTGCTGAGCCTTGATAACCTTTTCCTTTTCTGTCTGAATGGCTTCTTCGAGATCTTCACGATCCTTATCGAAACCACCAACAGTGGTGTTATAGGTCTTGATAGCACTCGTCAAGGTGTTAACAGCAGTTTCGAGATTCTTGGCTTCGGTGGTCTGGCTAGCGAAGTCAGTGGTAGTGTAGAACGCGTCGAATTCGCGGTCTTCAAGGTTCTTGAGAGCCTTGTCCTTCCAATCCTTGTCTCCCATGCTGTTAAGACGCTTTACGCGGTCTTGAAGACCGACGTTAATCACGGCAGCAGCAATACGGTTAGCAACCGTTGCGAGCTTGCTAGGAACAGACTTGATGAAAGCGAAAACCTTCGTGATGAGGTTCTTAAGCATTTCAAAAATCTTGCGAGCCACAGTCTTGATTTTTGCCCACCAGTCAGCCGGAGCTTCAGAGCCCAAGATACGGTTGGTAGCTTCAGCCTTGAGGAGAGCGAGCTGGCCAGCACCTTCAACTTCGACCATGTGAAGAGCGTCTTCAATGATTTCAGAGTAGGAGATTTCCGGCATATTTGCAGTCTGAGCAGACTTGATAACGTTATCCAGATACATGTTTTACCTTTTGTTTGAGTTAAGATAATTCTTGGGCATAAAGCCCTACGGAAAGCAATTAATAGTTATCAGTCGGGTTGTGAATCACCGATATGGCATAAGGTCAGTGGCACCGAACTCTAATTTGGTATACGAGAGGTCACAAATGGAACTATTTGATCAAATTGAGGAAGAACTTTTAACCATTCCGAAAACAGGAATCAGTGTATCTTTAATGGTACGAACGTATGATAAACGCGCCGAGCAGGGGGTCTTTACAGAATTCACAAGATCCGATGGCGGAAAGAAATTACTGCTGAACAGTAGCGATTATCTAATGTTCAATTATAATGATAGAGACAGAGACAAGCACGAGGTTGTTGTAGTATCGTACTTGTGTATGAATACTCTAAAGAGAGGAATGACAGAAGCAGAAGAATTTATGGATGCAGCCTTCTCTGAAAACGAGAATGGAACGATTGTCGTGGATCCAGAGAAGATGAGTGGTATCAAGATCTCTGGCATGATAAAAAATAAAAGCTTTTTGTTTATGCCCGGAGTAAGCTTCAATGCAGAAGCCGGAACGCAACAAGCTACAGTCACTATGATTCTGAATGACAGCGAGTGCAGTGGTACAATGACGTACGAAATATTCTTGCAGCTTGCGGAATTCATAAAGAATTTTGACTTGTATACAAGCAGCAAACTCCTGTTGAATACTCTTATCAACTATTGTAATTGTGGTGCAACACAAAATACCGTCAAGGTCAACGAACCTGTGTATCAACCGAAATTTATCCCTCATCGTGGAACATAGATTTCCTCCTCGATACCAAAAAAGAAAGTGAAGTAAGTCGAAAGGCTTACTTCACTTTTATTGTTAAAGCTGCTTACCGCTAATTCGAATAATCTCCTTTTCCGGATCAGAATTGAATTCAAAATTCCGTTCATCGAGACTTTCTTCGAACTTGCTGAGAGATTTGATGTTCTCTACCATGCTGAATTCATTCTTGAGAATCATCTGGATCAAACCTTGTGGACCTTTGCGTTCCATAAAGCCGATGACAGTTGCCATCCCAAATTGGAAGGTAGCTTCTTTGCCTTCTTTGATGTAGTCTTCAGAAGCATCGTATGCACAGCTGCCCGTCCAATTATCAAGATCGGCATTTTGAAGATCTTCACCTTCGGGAAGACCGTCTGGATAGTTTACCGGATGACCTGCCCACGGCCCGAGCCACTTGAGAATTTCCTTGAGACTCTCTTGGCTTTTATCAATCTCTCTTCGATCGACAAAAGCCTTGACGGCCTCAGAAGGATCTACAGTAAGCTTCAACATTTCTTTCAAGCCTTCGTAGATCCTGTCTTCGGCTACTTTCTTGAATTGAGCTCTGGCCTCAGAACTATCGTCCTCACTGAGCTTTTCCGGTTCAAACACCAGAACTCTGTTGTTGGACAACCTGTACGTAGGCAACTTGGAAACCAGTATTTTACCGTCTTCGCTTCCTTTGTATTTTTCAGGATTTGCCATTTCAGCATCACGGGCTATACAGCTCTTGATGAAGTCACCGAGTTTCTTCTGTCCGTCTGCATCCATAGTGACCACGCAGTAGCCAAGGCACACGTTCATGATATCAAATTCTTCCATGTCTTTGACGGTCTTGCCATCTTTAAGAAGAGAATTGATATGGGTAGCAGCGGCTTCAGCTACCTCGCGCTCTTTCATTTCTTCCATGCCGAACTTTGCGGCCATGTTAAGAATTGCCTTTACATCGTCATCGTTGACTTTAGCGATGGACAACTTGCCATCTTCACCGTAGTGCCTAGGGTGCATGATATCCGGATATTTAGAGAACATGCCGCTCAGCTCTATAATCTGGTCGATGTAGAAGTTGAGGTCAATGAATTTGTCTTTATGGAAGCGTTTATGGGATCTATCAAAGATTTCAATGAATTTGTCACGGAAGGCATTGACACCTACTAAGGCCTTCTTTTCCATTTCGTCATCTATAGTCGATGGATTCGGCTTCCATCGGCGGATGACTTCTACTATTTTTTCTTGTTGGCAGAAAGCGGATCTCATAAAGATTTCGCTGTCACCAGAATCAGAATCAGAAACTTCGGAAGCCTTAGCTGCCGCATTGAAAATATTTGTGATACTTACGATAAATTGCAAGATTATAGAAGGGGCGATTGCACTCAGGTCTCCTTCCGCCTTTTGAATAGCGGCTCCATACAAGTCTGCCGTTTCGTTCATATGGTTAACAAGACTGGCAGCAGGCGAGATTTTATCAGAAAGGTTACTCATTTATTTCTCCATTAGGTTGAATTGAGCAAAAAATAATATAAAGCCAAAGGCTAAGGCCTTTGGCATTTATTTTATTACACATAGTTTACGGCGGTCTTGAGCAACCACTTTCGGCCATATCGAACCGGACGCTTAACATCAGCCGGAATGATAGCTTCAAGCTCTTCGTCCGTAGCTTCGTCAATGTTGTCCTTTGTAAAGACCTTCGGAGCTGCTGTTGCTACCGTTTCTTCTACTTTAGGTTCTTCGACTACTTCGGGAGCCTTGGTTTCTTCTACGACTTCCTTCGGAGCTTCCTTAGCTTCCTTAACCGGAGTCGGAGCTGCTGTTTCCTTGGCAGCTGCAAGAGTAGCTGCTCGTTTCTCTTCCAGAGACGGAACATGAAGAGCCTTAGTTAAGGCCACTTTGGGCTGTTCGGCAGACTTCTTTACCGTAAGCTTCAGATTGAAACCCAGATTTACGAGCTGCTTATAAACAGCATCGGAGACTTTAACATTCACGACTGGGCCACGACCTACACCCGGAATGTTGCCTGTATAGTTACAAGAAATGATTTGCATTGTGTGTACCTGTGGTTCTATGGTGGGAATAAAAAATAGGCTGATCCGAGAATTTCGAATCAGCCTTTAAAGAGTTTGAATTAGAGGTCAAGACCAAGGTCGAGAGCGGCAGCTTCAGCAGCCAATTCGAGTTCAAGTTCGGAGTCATCGACGCCTTCTTCTTCACCCGGAATAGTTTCATCATCGTCGCCAGTCTTGCCGTTCTTTTCCGGATCGTTTTCACCGTCGCCGGTAGCCGGATCGTCCTTCTTTTCGCCGAAGAGTTCTTCAGAGAAGAGGTCAGACACGTCAGACTTGTGTTTCTTCTTCTTGGTTTCATCAGTTTCTTCGCCATCGATGGTGCCGTTGGCATTCTGTTCACCGTCGTCACCAGTTGCGAAGAGTTCTTCTTCGATGGACTTGCACTTCTTGCGCTTGGCAAGTTCGCCAGCCATCTGACCTTCGGTCACGTTGGGGTCTTTAGCTTCCTTGCCAGATTCTGCACCTTCGCCCGGAGCGTGTGCATCAGCTGCAAAGATAGAGTTGAGTTCAGGATCATCAAACAAGTTCTGAGCCATAATGTTACCTTGTGTGGAATTGTTAGATTTACTCTTATTGCATTGACATGGAGTCTTTCCGCAAGTTGGACATACCTTTTCAGATTTGTTGCAGGTACAAGGCTGATTTCCGCAAGTGCTACAAACATGAGTGGTTTCCATTTCAGAGGATCCCGTCTCGCTAAAGAGTTCGGTTTCGATATCATTCAAGAGTTCGTTCTTACTAGGCATAGCAACCTCGTGGTTCAACGATTTTCTCGAAGTCTGATTCCAGATCGGATATCTCGGCTTCGTTAAATTCTTCAGTGTCTTCGAAAAAAGAAACATCAGACTTACATGTAGCCTCGATATCGCTGAAGTCTTCATTGAGAAGTTCCCTAGTGAATTCTTGGGAATCTTCGCGCAAAGGATGTTTAGAGTTTTCTCCCAAAAATCTGGAAGTTTCATCTAACTTATTAATTTTAGTTGTTCCAATCATAGATCGTCCTAATTCGGTTAATAATATCGTGGAAGATATAGATCGCAATCGGAAGGTAGTAGTAATCCCAAATGGATCCGGTAGGATTAATCAACGGCAGGAAACCACGGACGTGCTCTAAGGTCGGATTATCCTTCCAGAACTTGATGAGTCTCTGGTAATTTTCTGCTTCAGGCACATCCGGCTTAATGGTTCCGGATTCGTCTCTAAGAAATTCCCATAGATTACCGAAGATCTTTTGGTAGCCAAACTTACACGGAGAGCAACAACTTCCGGCATAACCAATTCCACGGACTACATAGTCGCGTAGATGACGGCCCGGCACTTCTTCGTGATACGGCATACGCATATAAGCGCCTTCGTAATCTGCCATGTGGTAGAAGTTGTGGTTTTGCACAGCCCAGAAGACGGTTGTCTTATAGACCTTGTACAAGTCGGGAAAGTCCTCCACATCAAAAGTAATCGGATGACATTCGTCACGATACGGACGAGACCGTGCCATAACATTTTCGTGGGCCACGAAGAAGTGCGCGCATTCATCCCACCATAGATAGAATGGAAGCGTATCCAGCTCTATCATGTAGGCATCGGTACGTCTATCATAGAACATAGCGCCGATATCAGTTACCAAGCGGTCTATCTTCTTCTGAATCTCAAAGCACAGCTCTGCCTTGTCTTCGGCGACGATAGCACTCTTGTTGGCGCTCGATGGACTCCCAACCACCTCGTAGTTACGTTCAACCTGTTTCTTAAGGTCTTCGATATCTGCAAAGGTCTTATAGAGGTAATAGTTGACGGTATAGAAGGCCCTGCCACGAATGTTCGAGCGAGTCACCTTGCTAACACGGAACACCGCAGTCTTGTGTCCGTACCACGGAATCGTAAAGAGGTCGTCTTCTCTGGGCTGAACACTAGTCGGAGGGATGAGCGCAGTGCCTTCTACGTTAGCTTCAGTACCAACGTCTTCGCTTTCATCCGGATCTGCTTCGCTAAGATTCGTGGCCTTATAGAACGGGAAGTTCTTAATAAGATTAAACTTCACCGGACTATCCGTACCAAGAATTTCTTGGACAGTGCGCAGGTTTACATCATGCGTTGATGCAAAGAAGTTTTTGCTGTAATAATTAACAAGGAGTGGAAGCGCATTTAGGAAGGTAGAATAGTCTTCAAGACTTTGCTTCAAAAATGCCGCTTGGGTCGCTCTAAAGTTTCGGGTATCTGAAAGAACAGTAGCCATAATAGCTCCTATTTTGTAAGTTCGTACATACTGACGTAAGCTTCTTTCTGAAGATCACGGCTCATACTTCCGTCAGGCTGTAATAGCATCAATGGTGACATAAGGCTCTTGGCGAGTTCTTCATTAGCTTCTTGGCTAAACACGCCTTTCAATGACATCGTGTCTCCGTCAAAGTCACCTCCGAAGCCAGACAGCGTGGTAGAGTTCGGCATAGAGCTGTCAATCCAGTGGAGCTTCTTAGCGGACAAATTCGGATAATTCTTGAAGACCGTTCCGTAGATGTTAATCTCTGGAATAACTTCTTCTGTAGTCAAGATTACCGGATGGAAAGGCTCAACGTTACGATAGTCTTCCAACGGGAAGCGAACCATCACCACAAATTTGTTTTTGATGACATTCTGTACGCTGATGAATAAAAAATCAAGAATCGTAAACTTTCGTCCAAGGATCTTCTCGAATTCCAAGTCCATGATATTAGCGCCTTCCTGAGTCTCAAGAATAAAGCGTTGAGTACGGTTCTCTGGACTCTTGGCATAGAACTTGATAAGCTTTTCAAAGCTAGTCGAGCTGATTTGGTCGATAGTTGTATCGAGCATCACCAAGCCTTTATTATTGGCGAGGTACAGCTTGTATGCGCTAAGGCTCTGACAGGCTGCTTGCATTTCAGCAACTACGAACGGCATGAAGAGAGCTGCAAGCTGATGAAGCGGAATACCAACGGATCCGTAAGGTACAAGCATGTCCTTGTAGGAATTAGCATTGCGGATTGGAGCACAGCTAATCACAGTACGGGTAGAATAGTCAATATTCTTACCAAGGATGTCTTTATGAATGATACCTTGCTTCTTAGCAATACGGTTACGGAAGAATCGGCTGATTTCATTCAGGGTATTCTGAATATTCATTTCGCTAGAATAGGCCGAGAAGAACTGGCCTTCGTTCTTAAGCATCTTAGCCACGGAAATCAATTTGATGTACATGCTTCCGAGCTCATCGATACTTCTAGCGCTATCTCCCGTACGAAGGTTGATATCAAAGTAGAACGGAGGAACGGTAATCCACTTCGTTACAAAGATACGATTCTTCGGGAAGAGCTTAAAGAGATTCGTACGTTTAGATCGGCTTCTAGAACCTCTGTCATCTAGATTAATCTTCTCGTAGTTCTTGTAGAGCCATTCAAGGCCAGTACCGCCTTTTTCGTCTTCAACGATAGCGCCACCGTGTCCTACAGAGAAATTCTTGCGTCCGGCGATTAGGTCAGGCAGCTTGGTGAAGAGCTTCTGCATCTGTTCGTATGCGACCGGATGAAGAAAAGGACGACCAAGGTCAATCCAACCATATTGGAGACGACGGCGTGTAGAGCCGGGTCTTCCAAATAATTCATAGCTGAATATTCCGTCTGAAGTAGGAATATTAGATCCTTCCACGTAAACCGGATTGGTAATCTCTGGAAGACTATTTACTTTAATAATTTCTTCGATGTTAGGAAGATCTATCTTCATAATTTTTCCTTGTTATCAAAGGAAAGTTCTAGCCCATAGGAAACCTATGGGCTTTGGACTAGTAAGTCCTGAGAGAGAACTTCTTTTCTTCAGCTAATTGTTTTGCCGAGAAGATTAGACCTTGATTATAGCCGTAAGACGGGAATAAGAACTCCTTGGATTCGTTTCCGCATTGCTCCATCACGTCCATCAAGTTAGCCGGAGCGTCATCGATAAATACATCGAAGTCTCCGTACATTTGGGAAATAATCTTGGACTTTGCTTCGTTAATATCTACAGCTTCGTATACAAAATCGGTATTCTTAAAGGTATCATGGATCCAGTCATACTTACTTTGGTCAGAAGCTCCGCCAAGAACATGAGATACAAAGACGATCTTGTTGCCATTGTTTCTCAGCAGAAGTTCGTTTCCAAATTTTGTAAGTGGCAGACCTCGATAAAATGTCTCGTTATCTGTGTAAGCCTTCATGAAGGTTCCTCGGGCAATATCCGGGAGACCCAGCCATTCAGGAATATCATAAATTAAACGGCCCATTACGGCCTTAATGAATTCTTCTTTGCCACCAAATGCAGCATGGACTATAGACCAATTTTTAATTCGATTAAAAATTACTTTCTTCTTAAAGGCTTCGGCAATCCACTTTGCATCAGGAATTACCACTACATTGTCCACGTCTGTAACGATCAATTTCTTCTTTGTGCTTGCCATTATTACCTCGTATTGAATTTAGTAAAAATATAAGGCCGGATTGCTCCGGCCTCGTTTAGTGCTTTATAGCTTCAAATCTTAGAACGGAAGATCAGGATCTTCATCCGTTCCGCCCCAACCTGCTTCATAAGAAGTGGTTTCGGCCTGTTGCGGAGCTGCGGAAGCTGCCGGATTGCCGTTAGCGTTTCCTGTCGGAGCGCCACGACGAGATACAACACGACCGTTAGTGTTACCCATCGGGTGACGTTCACGGGCCTTGTTGTAGTTAAAGGCCTGACGAGCCGGAATGTAGTCCAGCGGAGTTTGAAGCGTTTCAGCCATACGGTTAAGCCAACGAACAAACACCTTCATCATCGTGTTGGTGCGTTCATTGATTGCGCCATTGGTAGTATCACCTTCCTTGACCTGCGTCATATCCTTGTAGTATGTAAGGACCTTGCAGTTGAACGGGAACTGAGACGTAAACGTGGCGTCGCCAACATTTGCTTCTACATAGAGAACGAATTCATCACTCGGACCTTCGCCCTTGTAACCATCAAGGCAAGAGGTGCGGATAAGGCGGAGCAATTTTTCATTTCCTTCATTGCCAACACGGATGCTGACTTCACCAATGGTGTTGTCAACAAGCATCTTCTTTGTCATGCCGAGGAAGTCTTCAAGGTTCTGATCGTCGATAGGTACGAAAATGAGATTTTCGTAATCATAAATCTTTTCGCCCTTACGAGGAGCACGACCGCGAGTTTCCGGGAAACGCGGAGCGAACTGCACAGTCGCGAACGAACGACCATAACCATCGGAGCTGTAGCCGAGAATCAAGCAGCTATCATCGGAGAAATAGCTACCGCAACGGGTGTTAACGAAGTTGGATTTCTTTTCAGAGTTGGTTTCATTGGCCGGAGCCGTATTTTGTTGAGACATAAGGAACCTTCACTTGAGGTTTTGGGTGTTTATACATCAATGAAAGATGAGAAAGCTTTTCCACTTCCAATAGATTGGATTTGGAAACCCAGACTTCCCATCAGAGGATAATCGGCGCGAGTGTTGTCTTCTACAATCTTATTGAAGTTAATAAGACCTACTAGAGCCTCTGGGATTTTATCAATTCGTTTCGGAATCGCAATGAATTTTGTTCCGCTCTTTACGAAATAGTCTGCATTGTTGACAAAGACTTTCGAAGCGTTTTCATATTCATTTGGGAATTTCTCACGAATTGGAATAAGGTCTTCGTGTCCTCTAATCTGAGAGATGGGCAGCATATAGACCTTAGAATATGGCTGAATCTGATCGTTAGGATACATGGCGTTCCAGAGAACGACAGCCTTACAAACAGAGTTAGCCGTAGGAGCCTTGTAAGCCGAGAAGTTAGTAAATTTTCCAGGCTTCAAAAAGTCCGTATTCAATTTTTGAGTTAGAGACGAATAAATTTCATTCTCGAACTCCACAAATTTTCGTAGGATGCTCTTTGGATTAATTGTGTCCGTGAAGAGATATTCATCATACAGGACTTTAGTGAAGAATTCTCGGGTCTTAGCGTTAGTACTGACCTTCTTGAGATCCAAGCCCTTAATATCAGGTTTCGGTGTGTCAAAGACTTTACCTTCGCGCACCATCACGATAGAAGCATAGTTCTTCTTATTCGGAGTCATCACAAGACGACGGAACAAGAATTCACTCTTCATGTTGATGTGCTTCTGGTAGTCCGGAGACACACTCAGACCGCTTGTAACAGCGTCCAAGATATCCTGAATCATATTGGCGATGATGTTGTTACCAATATGGGCTACAGCAATCTTGTGCTCCTTGGTGTTCTTAACCGCTTCATCAACTTCGAATAGTTCTTCAAACGTTTCGGTAATGAACTTGCCAAGATAAGCGAACAGAGAGTCGGAGTCAACTAGCAACACGCTACGACGTTTTAAGCGCTTAACAATTTCGGATCTGTTAAATTTAACGAACGGGTGGGCCACATATTTACGTACCAAGTCGTTCAGCTTAGCCATCGGAACCTTAATCAGCTCTGTTGGAGTGTTCGGGTCGGTGAAACTCTGGTCGTAGCACTGACCAAGGATATCTGCAACCTTATTCTGGAACAGGAACTCTTTAAGGTTGTTCGTGTAATAGATTCGGTTGATAAATTCTTGGGTACAAGTACTGACCATCTGCTCGATTGGCTCGACTTCGATGTGACAGCCTTCTGCGCACTTTCGTTTAGTAAGATACTCTACCAACATCGTTGGGGTAATGGCATTCGGATCATCCAGCCATTCAGCAATGGAATCTGGATACTTAGAAGCATGAATAGCGCATTCTTCAATGAAGCGGATAGCATCGTTAGTGCTTTCGAATTGGATGTTATTTTCCATTAGAGCTTCAAGGAACATAACACCACTGGTGATAATCGTATAGCCGTTATAAGTAGTAGACGGGCCTACGAAAGAATTTGCCATGAAGTAAGAACCTTGAGCGCTAGCACCATATTCAGCGTTAATCACTAGCTTACAAAGAATCTGGAGAAGATGATGAAGCTCTGTAATAGTTTGGTCTTCGTCATTTAAGTGCTCAAGTTCAATCTTCTTTTCACGTTTACGTCTATCTTGTACATAGTTAATAAAGCTGATAAGAGGACTAAGGTTATCAGAATGTCTAGCCCATAGAGTACCATAAGCACTTAGAATATTCTTGTTACCATAAACATCTCCAATCACATCTATAAGATCGCATTCTTCTACAGTATGATGGAAGTTATTATGGATGACTACTCTATTCTTACTAGCAGTATCAACTAACGCTTTTTCAATCATTTGATCTAAAAGCGGCTCAGCCTTAGTAGGAAATACTTGGCCTGTAGTTAAAGTATAAAGTCTCCTTACGGATTCCTTATAAGATTCAATAAACGGATTTGTATTTATCATAAATTTCACCTTCAACATAGTGTTGAGAGTGATCATTCTTTCATATATTTTCGTAGCCCGAAGAGTGGGAAGACCAGTCAATTCGAACGAAATATTGACACCCACCACCCAAACCAAAGGTAACACAATGGCAAATTTAATGTCACAATTTAGGTCGGAATACCTCAAAACATCCAACATAGGCTGCAAAGGCAATATTGTCAGCCTCCCCACAGGTCTCGATATCATTGACCTCTCCAATGGAGCTAAAGATCCGCAGACCAATGAACTCCATGTCGGTATGCGTGAAGGCCACTTCATTTGCTTCGTAGGTGACACCGGTACTGGTAAGTCTACGCTTGCACAGCAGATGGCCTACGGCATTGTTCAGCCGTTCCAGAACGGTTTGGTCAACGTGCTTGACCTTGAACGCGCCTATCAGAAACCTCGTATGAAGAACCTTTATGCGAAGGGAGATCCTGAACTTCTCAAGAAGTTCGAAGAACAAGTTGGTGATCCTATCAACGTTGACGTGTATCTTGATGATATCCGTCAGATGCTTGCAGACACTGCTAAGTTTAAGGAAGCTCACAAGGATGAACTCATGGAAACCTTTACTGACGTAAATGGTAAGAAGGTTGAAGTGATGGCTCCGACTGTCTTCCTTATTGACTCTGTTGCAGCTATGGTTAGCCGTGATCGTGCTGGCACTGTTGAAAGCGGTGTTAACGACAACAACATGAGCCACAGCCAGCAAGCTATTGAAAACTCTCAGTTCGTGACGAAGATCATGAACATCATGTTCAAGTATAACATTTACGTCTTCTTCTGCGGTCATATTACGACTAAGGTGAATACAAACATGATGGACAAGCGTCCGTCTGCGTTCCCGTGGTTGGCTCCGGAAGAAAACCTCAAGGGCGGTAAGGCCGTCTGGTACTTTGCTGACTACATGGTTCGTATCCACAAGGGTACAATGCTCCATGATCCGGAAAAAGACTATGGTATTCACGGTTTCATCAACAAGGTTCAAGTCTTGAAGAGCCGTGGTAACGACTCTGGTATCTCTTATCCGCTTGTCTTTGAATTGTCTCGCGGTTATGATAACCTTCTCTCGAACGTTCAGTTCCTCATCGAACAGAAGCAAATCGTTACTGGTACTCGTAGCTACTTGGTATCCATGCCGAATTTGACCTTTACCAAGAAGACCGTTCGCAAGGTATGTGCTGAACATCCTGAACTCGAACAGGCTATCGCCGAAGAAGTGTACAAGATCTTTGAAGCCCATATGCCTACTATCGAACAGGATGGTTCTCAGAAGGCTGAAGACGCACCTCTCGAAGATGGCGTTGACCCTAATGAAGTTCCTGAAAAGGCCGCAAATGCTCCGGCAGATTCCAAGAGCGTTGGAGCCGCAAAGGTTCGCCTTGGCGGTCGCCTGAAGAAATAAAAAATAAAATCCCCTAGCTCAAGGCTAGGGGAAATCTTTTAAAGAGTTTTGCTTCGGATCATAGCCTTGCGCAAGATTTCTTTGCACTTGTTTTCAAGTTCAGACTTGTGCTGGAGGCCATTTACATTCTTGAGATTTCGACCAATGCAAGCAGCTTCGTTAGCATAAAGCGCACACATAGGTTTCATCTGACAAGTCATCAGGCTGTCATGAAGACCATTGTACAGCTTGATAAGGTCATATTCAGAGTGGATCCGATATTGGTTACTTTCTTCGTCAAGGAAGGTTTTCATGCGGTTCGTACGATCTTGGACGTACATACGGAGACCGTCAATTCGCTTTAGAAGAGTGGTATGCGGCATGAGACGCTTAAGAGTATGGTGGTCAACCATCTTCAGTTCGTCACAGTTGTCAACGATCTTCTCGCTAACAAGAGCCTTACCGATTCCGCCAAAGGAGCTTCCCACGAAAGAGTCATGGAATACATCAAGACGTTCTTCAAGCGTCTTAAGCTTATCCGGGTCAGAAGAAGCCACAGCTAGACGGCTTCCAAGATCCAACCAACGGTCGATTCCTGCACTGAAGACAGCGGCAAGCTGTTCGCGCATGGATTCTTGTTCAGCAATAGATTTAAAGCTCATAAGGGGCCTCCGGTTTAGGAGCAGAAGCTCTACGTTCTAGGATGCAGAGCAAACTTCCAAGAAGCATCTTCCAATCACGGTAGCACGGGCCAAGAGACCAGCTAGTCGGACTTTGAGGATTAGCAACTTGGTTCATCGGCTTCTTATTATCCTTGCAACGGTCGAAGTCAACAAGCATGTCGAGCTTATCCTGAAGGTTCTTTACATACTTGATCATTTCGCCGATGTTTTCTGCGGTTTCAGCTTTCTTGATCATTTCCGGGCCGTGGATCTTCGGATCATTAGTCAGGAAGAACATGATAGAAGAGTAAATATTAGATGTACGCTCTTCAACAGCAGAAACCTTAAGACCTTCGTTTAGATGGCCTTGATTCAGGGCCGTACGAATCTTAGACTGAATGTCTGCGATTTCGGCTTGAACAGAGTTGATAGCCACAGCCGCATTGACTTCGCCAAAGAAATCAGAGATTTCCGGAATAAACATTGCTCCGCTTTCAAGGGCCGGAGTATGACTCAAGAACGGCCCGGAAATACTAACCGGAGTAGTATACTTAATCTCCTGATCTGCACCTTCAGAGCCAAGGGCATTCAGGGCTTTGTCCATACCTGCTTTAAGGGTAGACACAAATTCATTGATATCCTGTAGATCTTCTGCGGACTTTGCCTGACTCACACGAAGACGAATTTCTTTCATCAAACGATGTGGTTGAGCAAAGATAGTAAAGCGACCAGAGGTAGTTACCTTGGTCGGAGCGGAAGCTTCAGGTTCTTTAGAGTTAAGAAGTTTCATAATTAAATACCAAGGAGTTTGTTGTAAACCTGCTTGACACCTTCGGATGCGAATTCGTCATCGTCATCTTCCGGAATTTCATCCATACCATCTTCACGATGGTCGTGGTACTGTTCCTTACGGAGCTGTTCACGCTTCGAAATAGCCTTACGACGAAGGGTAAAGAGTTCGTTCTGAACCTGAACGAGCATAGATTTGCCCTTATTGATGTAAGAAGAGTTTGCAAGAGCTGCTGCAACGCCTACAGCTGCACCTGCGACACCAGCCACAGAAGCACCAATGGTAATTACACCGGCCTTGATAATTGCACGAAGGAACGAACGCATAGTAGCGTTGTTTTCAAGAATATCCTTGATTTCGTCGATCTTCTTGTCGATTTCTTCGATCACCTTCATGACGTCCGGTACTGTATGGCATTCATTAATCTTCTTGGAGAATTCATTCACCCAACGAGATTTATCTTCCGTTACAAGTTCGACAACCCATTCAACAGCGCCTTCATTGGCGACAGTCATGGTTCGCAAGATGTCAATACGGTTCTGGATGTCTTCCAAAGTATTAATGACAATGGAATTATCAGCAGCAGAGAAAGTGGCCGGAGACATGTCTGCACCTTCATTGGCAGCAACCATGATTCGCTCTACTGTAGTACGAAGATCATTGCGCTTGCCAAGAATAAAGTCAACAACATCGGCGCTAGAAAGGTTTAAAGATTTAAGCATATTTTACCTTTACCTTAAAGGTTATTTTCAATATGAAGTTTTTGAAACCTATGATCCTGAAACAAAAAATAAAAAGAGACCCGAAGGTCTCTTGGTAGTGCTAGGCTGATCTTACAAGGCCTTTAAAGCCTCTTCGATCGCCTTTTTGGCAGATGAGAACTTCGCAGCCTTTTGGGCATGTGAAGTCCTCATCTGCTCAATGTAGCTATTCTTGTTAGCCAAGATGTTTTCTAAATGCTGAATCCTATTCAACAAAGAAGCTTTCTCGGTCTCAAGAGAAGTTACCTTTTCCTGCAATTCGACTATCTGATAGTCCTTAGCATCCATTTTGAATGCCTTGAACTTCTCAGGATCAATAGCAGCAAGCTTCGAATTCACCCAAGCAGAAAGACCCGGTATACTAAGACCAAGCTTTTCAGCATTTTCTTTCAATGAAATATTTGGATCAAAAGCTGCTGCTCTACGGCCATGGCGGTCATAGCGCTTGACAACTTCGTCTCCGCATTTTTCACGAAAGATAGGCAGAGAAAGCTTATTCTGGTAAGCCCAGTCTTCCAGACAGATGTCTGAAGCCTTCATATCCTCTACTTCCTTTTTCCAGTCTATCGTCCTGCGCTTCTTTTCTAAGCGCTCGTTGTAAAGATCTTCCGGACAGTGCTTTTGAAAGGTCTTAATAGGAATGCCTTGTTCAGCACAAAATTGCTGAACGGAAATTCCCGGTAAGTCCTCCTTGAACACTTTAAGAAGATTCTCCCAATCGCGATCAGGACGCTTTCTGTCGTATCTTTCATTCCAGACTTCTATCGGCAGAATATTCCTGAGCAACGAAGATGAGATATTCGGATTGGCTTCGAGGTAGTCCTGTACGCTTAACGAGCAGGACATGAAGTCTTTCCGAATTTCGCGGCGCCTTTTTCCACTCCATTCGGAAATGGAAATCTTTTCTATCGGTTGCTGTGCCTCTTCCGGATGATTTTCTTTCTTCACAAAAGAAGAGAGAAGAATCTCCTTCTGAAAGTCTTTAAGATCTAGTAGCTGACTGGTCTTTATTACTTCTGCAACATCAACCGGATTAAATCCTGCGCTTGCGCTAAAAATCTTCATATCCGGATGTTCCGGATCTTCATGAATGTAGAGATCGAGGGTGTTTTCGATTTCGTCGAAAAGTTTTGGATCCATATTCTTTATACCTCCAGTATAATCCGTAAGCGGAATTGCTTACGGATGAATCCAATATTTAATATAGAACAACAGCTTTTTATTCTACGCAATCCAAAGGTTCGCATTCTCCTCGGGTAATATCCTTTAGAACATGCCAACACTCTGGGCTATCAAAATACACTACGAATCCTGCGGCTTCAAAAGCACTCCAACTTTCGCCACCATAAGCCGGAAGACAAGTGGGTTTAAAGTGCTGCGGATACTTAAGATGTTTTACACCAAGGCGACGAAGGGTTACTTGTCCGGCATCATTAAGATCCTGCTTCGTAAGCAAGTGTGCTCTGCGAAGCGGAACTCCTTTCCCACGTCTCTTCCAATAATTTTTTTCTAAAAGATCAAAGGATAATTCTTCGGCCATAGAATACCTATAAAAAAAAAATAAACCTCGACAAAGCGTCGAGGTCAATTTAGTGTTAGAATTCTTGGGATTGCATCCAGATCTTATGAACGACTTCGTAATCACGACGCAGGATGCCGTCAGCCGGAGGATTGCCTTCTACAATTTCTTTGATATTAAGCAGTACGAGGTAATTCATATTCAGAAACTTGAGGACTTCCTTGTGCGGTAGCAGAGCAAATTCCTTCATGAAGTGGTCTACCCACTTTATGAACGGGTGGCCAATAGTCCTAAGAAGATCTTGTTCCTTAGAGTTGCGTTTCAAATCCCAATCCAAGATATGCAAATGGCGGATGTTCTTGCTGATCTCAAGACTGTCTCCAAGAAAGCACATAGCTCCCGGAAGATCGATTTCCAAGTTCAGATTAGTATCCACAATCGATATAGGACGGTTATCAATCTCGCTCCAGTAAAATGGATCAAGGTCTTTGCAGAATTCATTTTGAAAATGGTTGTTCACCAGACGAGCTGACGAGAAGCCTTCGCTTTCAGACAGATCGATCCAATGTTGAACCATCAGCACTTTGGACAGAGTTTCCTTCGGCTGTGGCATCATCAGATTTTTCATTCGTAGTCTCCTTTAATAGATTGTCCTCTATTGGGGTGGTAAGGCACAATGCCGTTAAAACTTTAGTGATTTCTAAGTCTCTGTATTCTGTTTTCCTTGCGCCGTCAGACACTAAGCACACAAATGATGTCGGGTCTAAAAGGACTTCTTCATACAGATTCTCAATGAGCTTTCGGCTAAGATCGCTCAGGTCTGGGTCTTCTTCGGTTTCAAGGATCTTTTCGCATTCTTCCTGAACCTTCTTAAGCTTCTCCCAAAATTCTTTAGCCTTCTCGGCTTCTTTGTTTACAATTTCTTTGAAGTCTTTAATTTGTTTGTACTTGCAGAAATGTTTTAAACCTAAGAAGGCTTTAATAGTAACGCTTTCTATGCCGCCAATTTTTTCGGTGCCGATGAATTTGTTGGCGTCTTTAGTTCCGGCATCGTGACGCTTAAGGATATCTAAGACTTTAAGGATATCATAGAGCGATGTTGTAAATCCTTTCTTAGTATGCGAGAACAAGCGCACAAACACATCCTTAAGCGTGTGGTAACTCGGGTGGTATACCACGGTACTGTAGAACGGTCTTTCTTGAAAATACTTCGTTACGGCTGTAAAGAGCAAGATTTCCTTTGGCCAGTAAATCAAAGACAGCAAAAGCCTCTTGACATCTCTGAATGAAGATAGCTCATCGAATCTTACCGGATTGCTGAAGATCTTATTTCCAAACTTGGGAATCTCCGGAGTAGCCAGCTTAAAGCTTACATTTCTGAGAATGCCCTTTACTGTTCCGTCGCCAAATCTTTCAAACTCGTCTGGATTAAGCTCTGCGTGCTCAACAGTTATGGCATACAGAGAAGAGTATCTTCTGATTGACCAAGCATCATGTTGAGCAAAGACTTTGCTGTCGTCAGGAAATTTATGGTTATTCCTAAGCTCGTAAAAATCAGATCCTGTGCTAATCACCGCTTCAACTTCTGAAATCGTAGCAACTCCGCCTTCGATGAAGGCGGTTAGCAACGGAAATCTTTGCCGAATTGTAGCATTAGATTCAGCGCTTCCGTCGGTGTATTCAAGGAAGCGCATTGCAGATACTATGAAAAGATTTTGAAGGTTTAAGAACGTTGGTCCTTTTACGTTTTGAGGAAGAGGATGCTCTGTCTCTACTTCCGGATCATAGAAACCTATGTTGTAAATATTGGTTTGCGTCTTCTCTGTAGTGTGGCTAAAGACTAAGGCGCATTTAAGATTATCTAGGTCTTTCATTGTTTCCCCTTTGTGTCTACTTAATTTTATATAATATTTTGTATAACACAAATCTAAAGAGGTACATATGAATTTTACAATACCACCATCAATCGATTATTGGAGTAAAGAATATTTCAATCTCGGCGGCGATACGCTGGAATTCGAGAAGATAATTGCAGACACCAAAGAAAATCCATTTCTTGAAAGATTGATTTCTAATGCGGCAGCAGGAAAAATTAAAACGAAATCTGGATTTCAGCTCTCTTCAATAAGTAATCTTTTGAGAGACGACCTTAGGGCAATATTCCTCAAGTATTTCAAATACAAACAAGTACCGGAAAATTCAATGGGAGTCAGGAATCTAGACAATCTTGATTTATCTGGATATGATGCTAATCTGAACGTATGCAAATATGTAAGCCCTCAAATCGATAACAGAACGGATTTTCCAGCGCTGTTTCGTACTGCGGCTGTGGTCATTCCTATTCTGACAAAGAGATATTCTGGCCTTACATTTGAAGAGCTATTCCCGAATCTTAGCAGCAAAATTAACCAGCTGACTTTTGCTGTTGAAGGAATGATCGAATGTAATAATACTAGCGGCTTAACTGGTGTTTACGCTCCTAAGAAAGAAGATTTGGTTGATCATCTTGACGAAAATAACAGAGTTTACGATGAGTGCAAGGAGAAGCTTAGAAAGCTTGCTTATTCTCTGAACTTTGAAACCCAAGGTGTCGAAGAATGGAGTTCTGATTTAACTTGCGACGAACCTCTTAATCTTCGTATTGTCGGCCACGATACTAGCAGCTCTGATAGCACAATAGCAAAGAATTCTATCAAAGCGGTTCCGTACAGCATGAGGATGCGTCTCGGCGAATATACTGAAACAAAACGCTCGCAAAATCCGAATGTAAAAAAGAATGAATACCGTGGAGAAGGAACTGGCGCTCCGTATCAACTCAAATACTTCTATCTTCAATACGTAATTGAATTTAAATCAGCTCACGTTATAAATGCTTCTAAACGCTTGCTAGTTGCGAATGGAAAATCTTTCAAGAACTTTGATACATCTTCGATTCCTCTGGCGCTTGATACCCTTAGAACTCTGGTAGAATTCCCGAATCAAATGGAATTAGATTGCTACGAAAATTCTAACAGAAATACGGTCTTTATCTTTAGGTCAGCTACTGCTGCTCATGAGACTAGCAGAGAAGATCCAGAAAAGGATATGAAGATTGCTGTAACTGAAGTTCTTAGCAAGAATTTCAAAAAGGTAACCGGACAAAATCTGTTTACGTTCTTAAAAGAAATGAATAACATACAAAGCGATGGGATTGATTCTTTTAATTACAGGCCAGACGGATTTGGTGTTCGTAAGATTCTTGTAGACTTCACTGACGTGGTTCCTGAATCTATAGACATGGTGTTGACGAACTTGAAAGACCTTAAAGAGTACTATGATACTTGTTCTAAGGATATAGAAGTCCTTATTCCATTTATCGAGAAGAAATTTAAGGATTTGGGTATCGACCCGAAGAAGAAGGTTTCTCCACGCGACTTTATGATCAAGATAGTTATCGAAACTTTGAAGATAGATCCGCTTTCCTTGATAACAAAGAAAAGCGAATATCTTAAAGAAATTGCAAAAAGGTTTATTTAGCTATATTAAACAGTGTCCCTTAAACTAAAGAGGTAGAAATGGACGTAAAAGGAATCACACGTTTTATAAACAAAGGCCTTAAGCGGTCGCACACCATAGTTTTCTTCGGAAATCATGGTGTTGGTAAAACGTCTTTTGTGAAGTATGACGTACGCGAGTTTATCGCTAAAAAGGAAAAAGTACCATTGGAGCGAGTGCATGTCATCACTAAATGCGTTAGCATTATGGACCCGGCAGACTTGCTTGGTAACTTCCAAGAATTCGGAGGTAGAACGTACAACTGTCCTCCGAACTGGCTTCCGGTGTCCACGGAATACGAAGACGAAATGGCGGCGCTCTACGAACAATATGGTAAAACATACACACGTTTGACTAATAAAGACGATGTGTACATCATCTTCTTGGATGAGTGCAAACGCGGCAATCCCATCATTCAAGACTCGATCATGGAATTGATCTTGGGGCATACCATCTTTGGTATTCCCCTGCACGAAAAGACTTATATCTTTGCAGCTGACAATGAAGCCAAGTTCTATAATGGAACCAAGCGCGATCCTGCCCAGATTTCGCGCTTGAAGAATTTTAGCTTTATGCCGACCAACGCAGAATTCCTTGCGTACTTCGAAAGAAAGGTCAGCGAAGGTACCATTCATCCGGTTATCTTGGCCTATCTCCGCAAGCATGAGGATCTCATTGTCCTTCCGACCAACGTGATTGAAGAACTGGCTATCAATAAAAAGAAAGGCCCGTCTCCTCGCGACTGGGAACAGCTTGGCGAAACGTTGCTCGAATACAAGACTAACGACGACGATATCATTCAATCTTGCGAAGGCAATTACGCTGAAGAACTGTATTTGGCTGAAGTGGCTAGGGCTTATATCGGCCCGTCTTATTCTGATTCCTTCGCTAATTGGTGCGCTAATGAATTCACTAGAAAGATCGACGTCAACCGCATCATCGAAGAAATGGATGAAGACTTGTACAACACGCTCAAGGTTAAATTCGCAAGCGATCCGAAGTCTGCCATTCCGCTCTCTGCTGAAGTGGTTAAGAATATTGTCAAGCGCAAGACTCTTACCGAAACCATGAGCCACAACATCTACTGCTTTATGTGCTCGATGGGTAATGCCGCCATCGCTAACTTCTTCCAGACTTGGTCTAAGGAAGCTAACGACCAATTTACAAAATGGAAGCATACTCCTGCTAGACATAACATCTGCATGTTGGCGGTCTCTAGTACCGAAAGCAAGAATGGAACTAAGTCTGCTTACGAAAGATGGGTCGAAAACTTCACGAAGCGATTCAATATTACCCGTGAACAATTAGAAGATGATGAAATAAGCATTGGGAACATGTAATGAGCGCTGACATCAAAGACTCGTTCGAGCAAGCCATGTGCTTGCTCCTTGTTAACAACCCTTTGTGCTTCAACATGGTAATCAGCATTGATACGATGCGCGATGATAGTGTAGGCACAATGGGAGTTAAAGTCTGGGATGGCCGAATTACCCTCAAGTATAATCTCAAATTCTTGGATGCCTTGGATAAGGCTGAACGCAACTTTGTGCTTATTCACGAGATCTTCCATGTCTTTATGCACCATTGCACATGGAGACAAAGTTCGAATAGGCGTAAGCGTTACCTTGACAACGTAGCTATGGACTTGGAAATCAATTCGTTGATTACCGAAAATAATTTCATCCAGATGCCGCGTTATAAAGAGGATACAGGAATAAGAAAGAAAGGGGATCCAGCTGAATTGCTTCCGTCTATGTTCAAGTACAAAGCGAATTTGTCGTATGAACAATACCGCGCTTTGCTTACGAAGGATTTTCCAGAGGATGAAATCGCTTTCATCGTTGGTGAAGGCGATGTCCTTGACGGATCTCCGGATGGTAGCGGAAGAGGCAAGTTTAGAATAGACCCAGACTGTCCGTTAGGAAAGATCGTTTCTGGACGAATTGACGATATGCACGGAAGCGAGTATAACGAAGATCCGTATGCTGACGACTTCATTAGGTCAAAGGTTGAGCAAATCGAACGTAACCATCTGTGGGGTAACGCTCCGGCTTCCTTAGTCGAAAAGATTAAGAAAGCCCAAGAAGAACCCATTGACTGGTCTGGCAGGCTCTGCCTAAGTCTTGGTGATTTCCTTAGCTACGAAAAGGTTTATACACGCCGTAGATGGGACAAACACTTCGGAAAGCCGTTCCTCGGCAACACCATGAAGTCAGTTGAACCTGTAGCTGTGTATACCGATACAAGTGGTTCTGTAGGATCAGCAGATTTAAGTCGCTTCATTGTTGAAATTGAAAGTCTTGCTCACTATACACAGGTGATGCTCTTCCATTTCGACACTGAAATCAAGAATCCCGAAGAACCGCAATTGTTCAGTCGCGAAGCCATTGAAAGTATCGAATTCAAGGGCCATGGCGGTACGAGCTTCAAGCCTATCTTTAAGCACGCCAAAGAACACGAATATACTCAGATCGTGGTTCTGACCGATGGCGAAGCTGAAGCAATTAGCGCAGAAGAAATCGGCGAAGCTTCCGTAATTTGGGTAGTTACCAAAGGAGGAAGCCTTACCGGAAAACCCGGCACCGTCATAGAAATGACAAGATAAATTTAGAGAGCCTTGCGGCTCTCTTCTTTTTTAGGAACATAGAAAAAAATGGCGCGCACTGTGTTGTGATAAAATGGCTAGCCCTCCAGGGAGAGAGGGGCGATTTAGTGCGCGCCAAATTTTTGTCATTTAAGAGGATTACTGCACGAACGGCCCGTTACGAACTAAGGCCGGAATTTCATAATTGATTCCAGCTTCTTTAAGCTCGAGCTGAGCTTCTTTTGCTACCTTCGTGGCTTCCATCAGTCTTTCCTGTGCATCAACCGCCTTTAAGACGGATTTAACACGGGAAGAACTAGCCTTTGATTTTATAGCGCGGACAGCGTTGTCAATCTTAGCTTGGACAGAAGGCGATGCGAAGAACGCATAAGTAGCGCAAACAAGGCAGCCGATACCGTATCCTAACCTTACGAGATTTGCAGCTTTATCTTCAGACATAGACATAATGACCTCCAGAATTTAAGAGATAAGCTTTATTGCTTTCTCTTGGTCACAATTAAATATAGGTTGAATTCTTCAATTTTTACGGAAAAAATAAAGGGCATTCCTGCGCCGACTGGAGGACCGAAGCAGGAATATACCCCTCAACCCAAGGGGCGCCCTTTGCCGCCGTTAGAAATGTCGGCGACCGATTTTATAATTATGGTTGGTGTAAACATGCTCCATCCAATCTTGGGTAAACTGCGGACATTTACAAAGTTTACGTCCGCATCCTCCGCTCCCAACATTTCCGGGTCTAGCATGAAGCTTAATTACATCAGCCTCGTTTATACATTCCTTCCCATTGTATTTTACCATCCCGTACATTTTAAACGTATTGCCGGGATTCCTTACTACGGTATAGGTCTTTCCAAAGACGGAGAATAGATAAGATTCTTGTTCTTCAGGATGGTCAGTCTTGAAAGAATTTCCAAACTTATTATCCGCTACGACTCTGAATCTGTCGCCTTGATATATTACCGCAATTCGGTGGGTTTCAATGAAGGCATTGGCGCTACTCAAGAATTGGTCGCTGGGGCCTTCTTTATATCTAAAATTTGTGTTTGCCAGTCGAAACTGGGAAGGATTTCTAGGTGGAAAGCTCATACAATTAGGTGTTAAGCTTATTCATTACCATAATGAATGCCATTACAACGATGTATACAATAAACCTAGGGATGAATATTCCCATTACGAATATCGTACTATCGACAGCATCTTTTAAGATTTTCTTTATCATTTCTTTCTTCTCAGAATGGTAATACCTAGGCCCATTATAAAGCACATACCTGTGGTTGCCCAAGGCGGCGCTTCAAGATAATTCATGGTGATAACCGCGATAGCCGAAATAATGGTAACAATTAAGAAGTCAAAAGCAAAATCACTCGTAGTTGATCCTTAAAAGGACTGCGCCGGGAAAGATGAAAGGAGGGAGAACCTTTCATGTGTGTGTTGTGGCTAAGTGTGTGAAGCTTAGGAGATCCTGGCGCAGTGAGGTAGATGGAATTATTTAGCTTCAGCGGTCTTCGAAGATTCTTCCACCGCCGGAACCTTAATAGAGTATTCAATCAAATTCATAATCACCACCTTAACGCCGTCATTCGCCGGAGGACAGAACGTTACCCTCGGAGCATTGGCAAAATTGTCACAGCGTTCTTCAAGCCACCTGTTGGTTTTATCTTCAAGCTTCTCAATGTTTTCTGCGACAATGAAATGGATTCTGTTTGCGATTTTAAAATTTTTATCTTTCATTATTCTTTTTCCTTATAAGGTTAAATATCCAAGTGTACATCTTGGACATAGGATAATATAGATTCGTTCTGTTCAACAATTTATTGTACAAACATATAGG